ACTGCCGCCGATGCCCGCGAAGTTCTCGGCCTTCCGCGCGCGCGGATCGTCGCCGGCCGCGACCGCGTACGCGTCCTTCGCCGCGAGCCCGACCTTCAGCACCGTCCCGGCGAGCGCGATCTTTCCCGCGTACGGCAATACGCGGCCGGCGATGCCGCCCAGTGCCCGGCCGAGCCGGCCGAAGCGTCCGGCCCGGCCCGCCTTGCCGCCTGCTGCGCCCGCCGCGCTCTCGATCAGATCGCCGACGGAGCCGCCGCCGATGCCGCCGCCCGGCAGGTTGACGACGAACACGCGCTGCACGCCGCTGCCCCCCGCGCCGAGCGCGTCGAGCGCCTGCCCACCGCGCCCCGGCTTCGCTCCCTTGCCGCCCTTCCCGCCTCCGCCCCGCGACATCCGCGCGCCACGCGCGACATCGAGCACGCCTCGGCCGATCGACCACGCCGCACGCGCGCCGCGATACGCGATCGCCGCGCCCGCGACGCCGATGACGGCCGCCGCCGCGCGCGGCGACGCATCGACGACGTCGCGCACCTTGCCCCCCGCTTTCTTCGCCTGCTCGCCCGCCAGATCCGTCACCGGCCGCAATGCATCGCCGATGCTACGCATCGCCTCGTCCCACTGATCGGCGACCTCTTTCCAGATCTGCTTGGACGCGTCGCGGCGGTCTTTAAGATCCTTCTCGATCTCGCCGCTCGCCGACGCGGCGTTGCGCTTCAGATTTGTGTAGAGGTCGGCGTTCTGCAAGTACGCCGTGAGCGCCGCCTTGACCTGCATGTCGTTGAACAGGTCGCCCGTCTTCATCGTCTCTTCGAACGCGCGAATCTGTTTCTGGCGCTTGGCCGGATCCAGCTCGGCGTTGATCGACTTCGCTGCCTCAGCCAACTGCTTCGCCTTCGCCGGATCGACCCGCTCGATGTACGCGCGCGCGAGCACGAACGACGCTTCGAGCGTCGACCAGCCCTTGCCGACCGCCTCCTTCATCTTGGCTTCGTAATCGACGCCAGCTTTCTTGTAGTTGCGTTCCGTCTCGCCCGAGCCGATCTTCGAGAACCAGTTCTTCAGGTTGTTCGCGGCTTCGTCGGGGTTGCCCGCCGTCTTCATCTGCACCTGAAGCATCGCGCCCAACTGCGTGACCGAGTCCTGCCCCGTGATGCCGATCTTCTTCATTTCGGCAAGCAGCACCGGAAACCAGCGGGCCATGTCGACCGACTCGAACGAGCCTTCCTTGCCGAGATACGCGATCGCCTCCAGCGCCTTGAGCATCGCGGCCGGTTCCTTGATGTCCGCGTTCTGCTCCAGCGCCTGAATCATCTTCGCCGTCTCGGCGCTCGTCGCACCCTGGCCGACCGAGAACTTCGCGACGGCCGGCGCGAAGCCAAGCGCCCGGTCGAGATCCATCCCGCCCGCGACCATCTGATTGACCGCCTCGGCCAGCTCGTTGCGGTTCATCCCGTTCGCCAACGCATCGCGCCGGATCCGGTCGGACATCGCGCGCTCTTCGCCCGTGCGCGCGATGCCCGCCTTGATCGCGATGTCGCGGATGATCGCCTGATACTGCGCCGACACCATCGTCGGCACCGCGATCGCGGCGGTCAGCTTCATCGAGTCGCCGATCGCGCCGCGCATCGTCTCCCGGCCACCGCTCAGGCGCTCGTGCCCCATCGCGCGCAGTTCGAGCCCCCGCGCGGTGCGGCCGAGCCGCGCATACGCGCGATCGAGCCGGTCGACTTCGATGCCGGCGTCACGCAGCGTCCGCAGATTCGAGTCGAGCTTGCGCCGGATCGTCTCGGCCGCGCTGTCGCCCGCGCGATGCAAGCGGCGGAATTCGTCCTGTAGCTTGATCGTCTCGCCGATCTGGCGCTGCCACATGCCCTTTTCGGCGGCCGTCTTGCGCAGCCCGACGATCTTCGATTGCGTGTCGGAGATCGCCTTGCCGAACGTCGCGGATACCGCTCCGCCGATCACGATCCCCAACGCGATTTCGCGTGCCATATCCGCTCCCTGTCACGTTAATCCGTCAACCACCACACCAGATCCTCAAGCGTCAGATCGTCGACGGCCTGAGGACTGATCGCGCACTCACGCAGCAGGCGCTTCGCCATCGCCTTGACGGTCTTTTCGTGCAATCGGGCCAGGGGTTCGAAAGGAATCGTACGCGCGCTGCATCGCGACGTAATCGGCCATGTCCATCTGCTCCAGCTCGTCGGGCGCGACATCGGCGAGCATCGCGAACAGCGTGATCTCGCGCAGCTCGTCGTCGTCCTGCGCGCGCTTGCTCGCGCCGCGCACGTCCCGCACCTTCGGGCGGCGCATCGTCAGCGAGTCGCGCAGCACGCCGTCGAGCGTAATCGGGTAGGTAAGCTTGATCGTGATCGTGTCCATCGTGTTTCCTCGAAATGTAAAAAGGGGCGCACGGTGCGCCCCTCGGGTTCAAAGTTGCTTTACCGTGCGTCACATGCCGAGATCGCGGCGCACCTGCGCGAGCTGATCGACGCCGTCGATCACACGCACGAAGCCGAACACGTCGATCTCGTGGATCACCGAGCCGGCAATCTCCAACTTGTAGTAGTTCAGCGACGCGGCGTATTTGATTTCCGCCTTCTCTCCCGGCTTCCACGACCCGGAATCGACCTCGGTCAGCATGCCGCGCATATGAACGGCAACGGCTTTCGAGCCGCCCTTGATGTCGCGAAACGACCCGCGAAACGCCGCGTTGAACGCGGTGCCGTCCGCGATGCCGAAGAACTTCAGCACGTCGCGCTCCAGCGTCGACATCGCGAACGACGCTTCGAGCGCCTCCATGCCTTGGTCGGTCTTCACCGCCGCATCCATGCCGCCCGCGCGGAAGTCGTCCGTCTTGATCTTCAGCTTCGGCGGCGTCACCTCGGTCGTGCGGCCGACGAAGCCGCGACCGTCGACGTACATCGCCAGATTGAAAAGCGTTTCCGGAACCAAGGTTCACCTCCTACGATTGAGTATCGAGCACTTCCGTGAGCCACTGATTCGTGACCTCGAAGCGGAAGATCGGGTTTTCGGCGGGCGGGACGTCGGTGAACCGGATGTTCCAGTACACCTTGCCCTGTTCGAGCTGGCTCGCGCTGTTCAGGCGCGGATCCGCGTAGACCTCGAAATTGATGATCGCGCCCTGCGTGCGCAGGTCGCGCATGAAGGCTTGCAGCCCCTCCGTGACGTCCTTCACATAGGTCGCCGTGATGCCGCGATCGACCGCCCATTTGTGGCCGGCCTGCACGGCGTCCATCACGATGTCGAGCGTGCGCACACGCGTGACGAACGACCATTTCGGATCGGCCGACAGCGTGCGGTTGCCCCACAGCCGGAAACCGCCGTCGCGGATGATCGTCGTGACGAACGCGTTGTTCAGCAGGTTCGCGCGGCACGTCTCGTCGCCGTCGAGGAACTCGATCGGCCGGCTCGTGCCCGTGATGCCGACGATTTCCTTGTTCGACGGCGACGCCCAGAAGCCGATCGCCGCGTCCGTCTGGCAGAACATGCCGGCCGCGTAGGCCGACGCCGGCGCATCGGCATCGACGTTCCCGCCCGTGTCCCAGTAGCGCACGCCGGGATCGACCAGATACAGGCGCTTGCTGCCGAAGTTTCTTGCGTAGGCGATCGCCGCCTCGTCGTCGGTGTTCGGCCCGTCGAGGATCGCGATCGCGCGCAGCTTGCCCGCGAGCGCGTCGGCCGCCGTCGCGACGGCCTGCTTCGACGTGTGGCCCGGCGCGATCAGCAGGCGCGGTTGCAGGTTGAACAGCGATTTGCCGTCGAGCAGCGCTTGCAGACCGGTTCGCTTACCGGCCGCCGAGACGCCGCCGATCACGTCCGACGCGAGCTGCGCGGCGTCGCCCTTCTTCTCGACGCCGACCGCGACGATCGCCGCCTTGCTCTGCGTGAAGATCGCGCGCGCGGCACGCGCTACGGCGCTGTGCTCGCCGAACGCTTGCGCTGCATCGTGCTCGTTCGTCAGCCGCACCGGAACGTCTGGTTGCACGAGATCCGCGCCCGGCGCGTACGTATCGACGAGGCCGACCACCGACGACGACGGCACGGCGATCGTGCGAGGGCCGACGTCGACGATCGTCGTCGTGACGCCGTGATAAAACGAGGTAGCACCCATTCAGGTCTCCAGAAAAGAAAAAAGCCGCTTGGGCAAGCGGCTTCGATTGCGAGTGAGTAGCGATGCCTATCGTCGCGTCGACGCGTTACGCTCGCCGGCAATCTCGGGTTGCTCGGGCCACGTCGGCTCGTGCCGGGTCAGGTCGATCCCCTTGACCGCGCGCGTGTACGCTATCCATGCACGAGCCTGCCGCGCCTCACTGTCGGTCGCGTCGTTCAGCATGATGGCTGTCTGTAGCGGCGCCAGGGCAACGCTCGCGCGCTCCAGCAACCGGTCACGCATCGCCGTATTGCTCATGACGATCTGTTCGACTGTCGGCGGCGGCGGATCAAGCAACACCGGCACACCGCTATCGTTTATCGCCATACGCTTGCCCCGCGACTCGCCATCGAGCAACATCTTCCATTGCTCGTCCGTGATCTCGATGCAAGTCGCGCCTGCCGGCACGGGGCTGTCCACACTGTCGTAAAACGCCGTGATGAGATTCTTCGAATCATGTGCTGCGAATTTCTGAGCCACTGTCCTACTCCTGAGTCAAAACCCGATCGCGAAATAATTGCCGCCCACGCCGCTCGACATACCAGCGTTGTTCTGACAACTCAAGGTCGCACCGGTCTTGGATGTCGCGTAGGTCTGAACCGTAAAGTTGCCGATCGAGCCGCCGCCTATGGTTGGCGACAGCCCCAGACACGCATTCGGGAAAGCGAGCGGAAAAGTCACAGTCGCGTTGGGATTGCCCGCGCCTGACGACATGAAGCTGCCCCACTGCAGAATCAGCCCGTTCGGGAATTTTGAGAATCCCGGTATCGCCAGCATGGCGGCGAACAGGTTGTCCCCCTTGAGTGCCGACGAACCCATGAGGATCTGCCACACGCCCCCATTCCGGACGACCAGCGTGGGGGCCGGCGACGTCGGCGTCGGCCCTGTGACATACGACGCCCCTACGGAGCTGCCGCTCGCGTTGTAAATCACGTCGCTGCCTTGCGTCACGATCGTGCCCGCCGCAGCAATAAAGAACGCCGCGCCCTCCGAAACCGTCGAGACCAAAGGAAGTGCGACGGTCGGCGACTTGGTGCTATAGACGACCATGCCCGCTTGCCCTGCTTTCAGCGTGATCCCGCCTTCAGCATTGATCGATCCCGAGAAACTGCCGAGCGCACGCTGCACGAATGCAGTCGTTGCGAGGCGGGCCGAATTGTCGAACTGGGAAGCCGTCGGCCAGTTCGGACCAGCCATGACCGATGAGAACGGCAGTTGCGCGGTGCCTCCAGCCGCGATCCACTGAGTCGGAGGAACCGCTACGAGCAGCAGGCTGTCGCCCGACATCAATGTCACGCTCGCATTCCCTCCGTTCGAGAGGATCGTGTCACTCCCATCACGAGCGATCGTCAGGGGAGCTTCGCTGCTGTTGTTGAACAAGAACGTACCGCCGAGCGGCATGGCTGATACGGACGGCAACGAGAACGTCGACGCAGCGCCACCCCAGAAATTGACGCAGCTTCCCGCTTGAGATGCCGCGAGCTTCTGCGACGAGATATACGATGCGAAATTGACATTCCCGAGCGCCCGCCGTACGAACTCGGTCGTCGCTATTTTCGTGCTGCTGTCGAACTGAGCCGGCGTCGGTCCCTTCGGCACACCAGTGAACGTCGGGGAATCCAGCGGAGCCTTCTGAGACAGTGCATTCGTCATCGTCGTCGCGAAGTTCGGATCATTCCCGAGCGCTTTCGCAAGCTCGTTCAACGTATCGAGCGTCGACGGAGACTGACCGACCAGATCCGCCAACCGCTGGGAAAGATCAGTTTTCGTCGCGTATTGCGGATGCGGATCGACGGCTGCCGCATGCGCCTCCTGCTGTTGCTTGAGGTATCTCGTGCGATTGGCCAGCTGCTTCGCTTGTACGTTGTCGATCCCATCCGGTCCACCTATCACCGGATCCGACGTCTCCAATTGATATACACCGTCTTCCCATTGAGCTTGTTCTTTCAGGTTTGCCATGCCGCTACCACTCCCCGAGAATATTGGCCGTTGCGGACGGCCGTACCGTTATGGCGGATCGCAATCGCCGAATAGTCGAGCTTCACGAGTTGACTTCGCGCGGGTGCGTATCGCTCGATCGCACGCATCAGCGCCTGCCCTTGACCGCGCGTGATCGGCCGCTTAAGCGTCACGATGTACTCGGCCCACGCGCTTTCGCGGCCGTGTACGTAGTTGCCATCCCGCCGCGCCGAGCCGTCGCGCCGCTTCGCGATCCGTCCTTCCTGAATCTCGATCTCGCCGAAGCCGAGCCGCCGGACGATTTCGCGCACCGCCCACGGCGTGCCCTTCTTGCGGTGCAGCGCCAGCGAGCCCTTGATCAGCGCACGCCGCGCATCGTCCGATTCGGCCAGTTCCCAACCGTCTACGGCGACGGACCACGCGAGCCACGGCAGGAACGCCGCCGGGCATCGATCGACGTCCATCAACGTTCGAAGAATCTCCGGATCGACGCTCGCTCGTAGCACACGAGCGAGCGCGGCTTCGAGCGGCGTCTGATTCGCCGGCAATAGAGGTTCACTCATCGAGCACCTTCAGATTCAGGACGACTGACGTGCAGTCGGCGAACTCCTGCCCGTTGCATTGGACATCGCCCAACGGAACCTTCAAATCGACACGGGCGACGCTGCTGCCTCGCGGATGAAGTGCGCCCGCGATCGCTGATCGCGCCATGCCGAGCTTGAGCCGGCGGGCGGCGTCGATCGCGGCGTCGAGATCGCGCCGGCGCTCGGCCAGCACGACGGCCGGATCCGGGCCGCGCCCCACGTAGACGTCCGCCTCGATCGCGTAGGCAACCGGCCGAGCCGGCACGACGAGCACCGTGTCGGTCAACGGTCGCACGTCCTCGGCGGACAACGCCGCGCGCACCTTCCCGAGCAACCCGTCGCCCGCGACACCGCCGTTCGACTGCGACATGATCGTCACGCGAACCGTGCCCGGCTCCGGGCGATCGATCTGCACGTCGAGCACATCCGGCGACGCGTCGAGCGCGCGCTTGCGATACGCATCGATCGGCCCGGCGTCGGTCGACGTCTCGATCGCCAGCTGCGTGCGCAGTCGGAACCGCTCGTCTCGCTCGTAGACCGGCGGGCGCGGCGGCGTCGCATTCGGATCGCCGGGATCGACGAGCGCTTTCTCCACGCCCATCAACACGGCGACGTGTTCGAGATCCGCACCGGTCGCGTACGCGAGCATGGTCGCCCGCGCGGCATCGTTGACGCATGCGCGAAAACGCATCTCGTCGTATGCCGCCAGCTCGATCAGCTTGACGACCGGATCGGATTCAAGCGCGGCGCTCCAGTCCGGATAGATGCGCTTGAAGTACGCGAGCTTCATCTGATACGCCGCTTCGAAATCGAGCGTCTCGACCAGATCGGGCGGATCGAGCAGCGACAGATCGATCATCGTCATACCGTCACCTCGAAGATCTCGGCGTTGCCGTCAACACGGCCGCGAATCTCGAACGTCACACGCCCGTCGACGACGGCGAGCGCGGCGACACGTTCGAGCTTGATTCGCGGCTCCCACCGCCCGATCGCGCGCGCGGCTTCGGCCTGCGCCGACGAGAGCCAGCCGCGCGTGATCGGCAGGTCGATCATCGCCGGGATGTCCGAGCCGTACTCCGGCCGCTCGCGGCGCGTGCCCCGGCGCGTGCTCAAGATGTCGCCGATGCTCTGCTTCAGGTGCGCGAGGCCGCGCAGCGGTGCGCCGCTCCATCGGTCCATGCCGACCAGCTCCCGCGCGGCGCTCATGTGCGGCCCTCAAGCCGTTTGAAGTCCGGATGTGCGTCGAGATACTCGATGTGCGATGCGATTCGCGCGAGCACCTCGCCCTTGATGACGGGCAGCACCGTGCCATCCGGGAACACGACAACGCGTGTACGAAAGCGCGTATCGAGAAACGTCGCGCTCGTTGGCACGAGCGACGCACTCGCGCGCGGCGATTCCTTTGCCATCTGCTGACTCCGAAAAGACAAAGCCCCGCGATGCGGGGCAAAGTGACTTTGAAGACCGACCCGCTACAGCGGCGGCGACACGGGCGCTCCGTCGCCTTGCTCCCGGTGGCTATGCCCAAGGAACGACTTCCCGCCAATCACGACGTCGCCCGTGTAGCGAGCGCCGCCGTCGACTTCCACTGCCGGGCCTCCGTTCGCGCCTGCCCGGCCCTGCATGCCACCGTTGAACGTCAGCCGCTGCTCGGTCGTCGTGTTCCCCGTGAACGTCGAATCGGGAACGTCGCCGAGCAGTTTCCCGGTGCGCAACGTCACGCCGTCCGCGCGCAGCTCCAGTTCCGTCTCGCCGATGCGGAAAACGATCCGCCCGCCTGCGGGCACATCGACCCGGTACTCGTGCGACGCGTGGTCATAGACCTGCGACGCCCCGTCCGGAAAATCAAACGCCGTTTCGCTCGCGCTGCGTCGCGCTGCCCCGCCGTGCTGCTCCGCGTAGTAGCCCGGCACCGCGTAGGCGGCCGACAGCTCGCCCGACGCCGAGAACACCGACGCCTGCTCACCAACGGACGGCGGGCGCCAGAAGCGCACCGCGCCCGCCGCGACCGTGAACCACGGCAGCCAGTCGCTAACCCAATCACCGACGCGCACGCGGCATCGCGGCGGGTCGTACGACACCGCGTCGACCGTGCCTTGCTGCACGAGACAGGCAAGCCGCCGGTCGATTTCGCCGATTTCATACTCGAGCATCGTCACTCCGGATAGTCGGCCGGCGCATCCTGTGCCGGATCCCAATAGCCGCCTTCGTTGCCCGGCCCGGTCGACGGATCGACGCCCCATACGAGCGTGCGGCCGTCCGGAATCTCCCCCAGCTCGCCACCGAGCCCGAACTCGTGCGTCCATTCGACGAGCCACACGAGATAGGTGTCGAGCTGCGGGCGAAACGGATCTTCGCCGACCTGCACCACCCTGCCGGGTGCGATCGGCAAGCCCCACGTCTGCATGTGAACCGCGAGCGCGAGGCGTGCGGCACTTTCGCGCACATGCAGCTCGTGCCCCGCGCCGAACGGATCAACGATGATGCGCGCCTGCATGCGTGCGATCAGCGAAATGCAGCCGGTCCCGTCGTCGTGTCCAGGCTCCATTTCGGACAGCTCGACAGCGATGAGCGGCGTGCGGATCTGCGCGCCGATCTCCGGATAGGCTTCGATTCGCTCGAACGTCGGCAGCGCTTCGCGCAATCCGTTGACGATCGCGTCATGTAACAGTTTCAGGTTATCGAGCACGGCTTACCGCCTTCTGTAGTTCGTAGTTCACTTCTTGCCGCAGGATCGTCAAGAGCCGCTGCTCGCACGCCTTCGCCGCACGGCGGAACGCCGGATCGCCCGTCTCGTGCCAATCGACCGTCACGACGCGGTACGGCAGGCGTGCCTTCCCGATGCGCTCGAAGATCGGCCCGTCCGGTTGCCGCTTCGACTGCCGCCACGCGCCCTCGAACGACATGCGGCTGGCTCGCATGCCCTTGCGCGTCTTCGTCACCGAGCCGAGGCGGTGCGCCTCGATCGGGTTCAGGCCGAGCCACACCTTGCCGGTATCGGCCGAGCGCAGGAAGAAGTAGAGCCGCCGGCGGATCGTCTTCTGCGGAATGCGCGTCGCCGCGCTAACCTCCTTCGCCGTCTGGCTCTTGATCCATGCGGCCGTCTTGCGCAGCGTGCGCCGCCACGCGGCCTGCATCGCGGACGGCGATATACCCTGCAAAACGGCCGTGACCGCGCCGACGTCGATTTCGACTTTCAGTGGGTTCATGTCATTGCAGCGTCAAGACCGTCCAGCCCGTGCCGTCCGGCTGCGGCTCGACAACGCGATAACGCCCGCCGCGCGCGACGACGACGCTGCCGGGTCGAATGCCGACCGCGTCCTCATCCAACACGTGCAGCATCGGCGCGACCAGATTCGTGCGTTGCGAGCCGAGATCGGGACCGAGCCACGGCGCGTTGAACATGCCGCGCACGGGCCGGCCGTCGACGAACACGTCGTCGTCGCCCAGATCCCGCAGCACGGCCGCGTCGACGTCCGCAATCAGATCGTGGAACGCCATGCGTCACGCCTTCAGACGGATGCACGCGCGCGGGCGCGTGCACAGGTGGATCGGGTTCGACTGCGCCTCGATCTCGACACCCTTGTTGAACGGCATGATTTCCTGCCGCGCGTAGTACGGCAGGCCGATCGTGTTGACCGCGTCCACGTAGTCGCCGGGCGCGAAGCGCGAGATGAACAGGTCCGGCACGCCCTCCGGCACCGCATACGCCTCGTCGTCGCCGACGAACGGGATGCCGCCGATCTTGCCCCGGTAGCGCTCGAACACGATGCCGTCGATCTCGATCGCACCACGCGGATCGCCGCGCAACGCCGCAGCTGCCGCCGTGTTGAGGAACGTTTCCTTGACCGTCGGCAGCGTCAGCAGCTTGCGCCAGAAGTTGCGACCGCAGAACGCGCGCACGCTCGAAAACGGCACGTTGCCCAGCGCATCCTCGATCGCTTCGAGCGTGTCTTCGTTCTTGATCCGGATCTCGGTTTTCGAATTCGACAGCGCGTATTCGATCACTTGCTGCTCGATGCCGAAGCGGTCGAGCAGGTTCGCGACGACGTGCTTGCCGTCCGCGTCGAGGATCACGCCGCGAACCGCGCCGAGGCGGTGATACTCGTGCGTCGCTTCGAGTTGGCGGCGCATCTTCGCGAGCCGCTTGTCGACATAGCGTTGCACCGTCTCCAGCTCCGAATCGTCGCCGAACGCGCGCAGATTCTGGATCTCGTCCGCCTTGATGACCGCGCGTTGCGGCAGGTGGACCGTGTTGAACGGAATCAGGCTCGGCTTGCTGCCCAGCACGTTCGGCGCGGGCTGGCCGCGTACGCCGGACTGCACGAGCGCGAGCGTGTCGCCATCGCGTTCGATTTGCACCGTCGTCGTCGTGATGCCCTCCTCGTCGAACAGGCCTGCCTCGCCGAGCCGGCCCGGCACGTGCGGCTGCTCGTTGATTGCGGCGGTCATGGACGACAGCGAAAACGCGTCGTCGTTGAAGATAGCGATGTCTGCCATATGCACTCCAGAAAGAAAAAAGCCGCGCATCGGCGCGGCCTTGGAATCAGGGAATCTGCCGCGATCAGCGGATGACGATGTGATGCGTGGCCAGGTCGTCGCGCGCGGGCACGTCGAGCCCCGTGAGCAGGCGCGCGTCGACCTCGGCGAGCCGCTTGATCGCGACGGCCGGGCGCGGCGTGTCGGACGCCGGCAACGGCGCGTAGAGGATGCCGACGGCGACCTCCGCGCCGGTCGTCGCGGCGTTGTCGTACGGCGCGTACTCGCCGGTCCCGATCGCGCCGAGCACGCAGCCCGCCGGCAACGCCGGGCCGGCCGCGACGAGAATCGCGTCGCGCGAGATCTGGCCGGGGCCTTCCGAAATCAGGAATTCGGCGGGCAACGTGCCCAAGGTCTTGATGTTGGACATTCAGCGCTCCTTTCAGCGATGAAAAAGTTACTTGGCCACGCGGCGGGCCGCGTAGATGTCGGACGTGCGCAACGCGCGGCTACGCGCCTGCGGTTGCGTCTGCCGCTGCGCCGGATCGGGCCGGCTGTTGATACGGGCGCTCGATGCCGTGAGGCGCTCGAACAGCCGCGCGCGCACCTGATCCGGCGTCAGGCCGTCCGCGACGTATTGCGCGGTCAGATCCGTCTGGTTCGCCGCGAGGCAGATCCCGGCGATGTCGGTCGCGTTGCGGATCGCGCGATCGACCGTCTCGCGGTCACGCAGGCCGGTCGCCGCGATCACGCCCTCGGCGCACGCCGCGAGATTGGCTTCGCGCAGCGAATTGAACACGTGCGACGCGAGCGCCGCGACGTCGGGCGATTGCGGTTCCGGCGTCGGATCGGGCGGAACAATCGGTTCCGCGTCCGGCTCGCCGACCGCATCGAGCAGCGCGCAAACCTGCTCGGGAACGGCCGAGAAACGCGCGAGAAGCGGCGCAGCGCCCGCCGACGCCGCGAGCTTGACCGGGGCCTCGATCACGTCGCAAAAGCCCTTCTCCTTCGCCTGCGCGGCCGTCAGCCACGTCTCCGCGTCCATCATGGCCCGCACGTCGTCTTCGGACTGGCCGCTGCGCGCGACGTACGCGGCCAGAATGCCGGCGCTCGCGTTGTCGAGCAGCTCGGCGACGCGGCGCAGATCCTTCGATTCGCCGGCCGCGACTGTGTGAGGATGGTGGATCATCAACAGCGCGTTCTCGGGCATTTCGATCTCGTCGCACGCCATCAGCACGAGCGACGCGGCCGACGCCGCGATGCCGTCGACGCGCCCCTTCACCTTGCCGGCGTGACGGCGCAACGCGTTGTAGATCGCGAACGCATCGAACACGTCGCCGCCCATCGAATTGATCGCGACCGTGATCGCCGATGCGTCAGTCGCGGCGGCGTCGAGCTGCGACACGAAGTTCTGCGCGTCGGTGCCCCAAAATCCGATGTCGCCATAGATCCGGATCTCAGCGACCTTCCCGCCGCCCGCCTGCGCCTGCGCGCGGATGTCCCACCACTTGCGGTTTCGTTTCATTCCCCATCCTCTTTCAAAGCACTGCCGTTTCCGTCTTCAATCGCGAGCTGCGTGTCGTATCGCAGGCCGAGCCGCTGCTCGCGCGCGAGATCCGCCGCGTTCTCCGCGTCGACCTGCTCCGGATCGTCGCCGCGCGCGAGGACCGCGCCCGTGCGGCTCGCGAGGCCCGCGCGGATCTCCATGCGCTTCGCGGTGACGTCCTGCACCGGATGGATGTACGGCCAGCCCTGCGGCACCCATCGCACGCGCAGATAGTCGCGACGCCGGCGGAAGTAGTCGGGCATCGGCATCGCGCCCGACAACGCACACGCGTCGACCCACCAGCGCCACACCTTGCGGCAAAACTGGTGAATAAACACGTTCCACTGAATCTGTTCGACCGTACGGCGAAATTCGTTGAGGATCACGCGCAGCACACGGTCGCTGACGTCGCGGAGATCGCCCGTCAGCACTTCGTACGGCATGCCGACCGACGCGGCCGACGCCATGAGCTGCTGTCGCATGAACGGCACATAGTCGTTGCCCGCGCCCGGCGGCTCCGAGAACTTCACCTCCTCGCCGGGCGCAAGCTCTTGCATGCCGCCGGGTTCGAGCGACACGACTGGCGAAAACCCGTCGTCGTCGTATCGCATCGGCGCTCCGGAAACCGGGTCGCCCATCGGCCCAAGCTCCGCGTGCGGCTTCGTGATGAAGCCCGCGAACAGGTTGCTGACCTCTTGCCGAAACAGCACCGCGTCGTCGAAGTTGTCGAGCGAATGCAGCCGCAGCAGCACCGTCGACAGTTCCGGCACGCCACGCACCTGCCCCGGCCGCAACGCAAGGAACACGTGCGCGATCTCGTCGGCCGGCACGCGCACCGTCCGCGTGCTGTCGCCGGCCTGTCGACCGTACTCGCCGGGATGCCGTGTCAACAGGTGATAGGCGATGCGCCGTCCGTCGTCGTCGAACTCGACGCCGTTGACGATCTCGCCGCGCGGCAGGCGTTCGTTCTTGCTCACCGGCAGATGGTCCGCTTCGAGCAACTGCACCTGCAACGGCACGGCCAAGCCATCGTGCCAGCTGCGCAGCCGCCGCCGCACGAGCACCTCGCCGTCGCTGAAGAACGCGCGAGCAGCGAGCGTCTGCAAACCCGCCATGTCGAACAGCCCGTCCGCGTCGATCTCCTCGGTGCTGTCTTCCCAAAGCTGCTTTTGCGCGTTTCGCATCGCCTCGTCGGGATGTCGCGGATGCGCCTGTATGCCGGAGCCGATCGTGTTCGACACGAGCCGCGTGATCGCGGCCTTCGCCCACGGATCGTTTCGGATCGCATCACGCGCCCGATGCCGCATCAGCGGCAGGTTTTGTGCGGCCGCCGCGTTCGGCCCGGCGCTCGACGCCTTCCATGAACGCGCGCGAGCGCCGCCCGTGCTGGCGGATTCGTACGCCGCCGCCTTCAGGCGCGTCGGCACGACGAATCCGCGTCGCGCGAGCATCGGATACGCGCGGCTCATCGAACCCCCTTGCCGGCGTGCCGCAGTCGAACGATGCGCGAGCGCCCGCTCGCGCCGTCGAGCGCGCGAATGATCTCGGTTTGCGCCTCGCGAAGCTCCAGGATCGAGCGATACTTCACGCGGCGATCCGCATACTGCACTTCGAGCTCGCCCTTCGCGATCGCGGACTGGATGCGATCGAGATCCTGCCTTGTGTAAGCCATCGGCTCTCTCCTAGCGGCGACGCGTCAGGTAGCCGGAACGGCCGACGCGACGCCCCTGAATGCGCGAAACCCCGCTCGATGGCGGGGTTTCGATGGGTTGTGCGGTTTGCTGCTGCGGCGGTGCGGTATCCGTACCGTGATCGTCGGGCGGATCCGGCAGCGCCTCGACCGGTAACGCCGACGGCAACGCGTCGAGCACGGGCACCGCTTCGAATAGCGACACCTGCGACAGGCGCTGCTGCTCGACCTGCCAGTGCCGTTCCGTCATCAGGTGCGTCTTGACGCTGCGCGCCGCATGCAACGCATACGCCTCACAGTCGAGCGCCTCGTTTCGCGCCCCGGCCTTCTTCTGCCAGACGCGCTTGGTGCCGATGCGCGCGGGCACCTTCACCTCGGCAGTCAACTGCGACAGATAATCGGACCGGACATCGCGATACCAGTGCATGCGTCCGGGGCCGTTGCCGTCCAGCTTGAGCCGGTTATCGAGGATCAGATCCTTGGCCTTGCTGACGCCGACCATGTACGGCCGCAACCCGTACTTCGCCGCCTTGCTGTTGTTCCGCGTCGAGTCCACGGACGCGCGCGGCGTGCTGAAGATTTCGGCATTGGCGTCCGTACTGCCCTTGATCGCCAAGACGTTCAAACCCTGCCGCTGCGCCGCGCGCACGTACTTGTAAACCGCGTCCGACGTCGAGCCGTCCGACGAGTCGATCGACGTCGCCCGCACCCGCAGCAGCCCGCCCGTCTCATGCCGGTAGGCGTGGGTGATCAGCGTCGTGAGCGCACCCCATACGCCGCCCGTCAACGGGTCTTCGCGTTGGTCCATCACGTTGCCGAAGATCTCGTCCCACGCGACCAGCCAGCTTTCCTCGCCCCGTCCCCACGCGCGCAGCACGATCGCGAGGCGATCATGCTGAACGTCGACGCCGAGCGTCAGCAGCAGACCGCCCGCCGGCACCACGAACGCCGGATACGGCAATGCGCGCTCGGCGAGCGCGTCGATCTCGGGCAGATCGGTCTTGTACTTGTACGGCCGGCCCTTCGAGTTGTTCACGAACGAGCGCATTTTCGTGTCGTCGCCGGCGCGCAACGCCTTCTCCGCCGTCAGCCACTTCTTCACCAGTTCGGCCATGCGCGAGCCGGGGAACGGCGACACCAGCTCATTGAGCCGGAACCCGGCGACGCCGTGAAACGGAGCCGTCGCCACCCACCGGCCCCGGCGCACCGCGCGAATCCGCATCGAGTCGTCCCACAACGAGCCGCAGTGCGGGCACGTGTACCGCGCCGACTCGGGGCGGGCGCGGCCATACACCTCGTGCGCGATCTCCGCGTCGTCGGTCCACGTGACGTTTTCCCAGACCAGCTCATGTTCCTCGCCGCAGTCCGGGCACGGCACCAGATAGACGCGCTGATCCGATGCCTCGTAGGCCTGCTGAATGCGCGAGAAGCCGTCGACGGTCGGCGTGCCGCCGAAAATCACTTTGCGGCGGCTGTCCGAGTAGCTCTTGTTGCGCTCCTCAAGCAGCGTGATCGAGTCGCCCTGTTCTCGCACGTTCTGATTCGCGTCGTCCGGCTCCTCGACAGCGACCACGGGCGCGGGCGTCGACTTCACGTCGTCCGGCGCGTTCGACGTGATGAACTTGAGGAACCCGCGCGGAAACGTCTTGTGATCCCACAGGTTGTTCTTGTCGCGGCTCGCGTGGACCGGCAGTTTCGCCGACAGACGCGGCGTCACCTCGACCATCGGCTCGAACTTCTCCATGTTGAATTTCTTCGCCGACTTCTCCTTCGCGAACATGACGATCATCGGGCACGGATCGACGTCGATCCGCCGGCCGATGTAGTTCAGCAGCACGCCATCCGTCCACGCGACCTGCGCCGACTTCATGCACACGACCTTCTGCACGGTCGGATCGTCGAGCGCCGCGTGCATGCCGAACACCCACGGCGTGATGTTCGGGTTATAGCGGCCGGGGCTCGCCGTCGCCTTCGCGCTCATCCGGCGGTGCTTCCTCGCCCAGTCCGTCGTCCCGATCTTCTCCGGCGGACGCAGCAGCTGCGCGAGCCGGCGGATCACCGCGTTCACGCTCGGGGTCGTATTCAGAAAGCTGCTCAAGACATCCATGAATATGCTCGTTCAACCATTCGACGTCGACCTCGATGTCGTACAGCGTGCGCATCTCCTGCACGAGTTTGTCGGGCAGCGACAGCAGTTCCGTTTGAAATGCGCCGACCATCTGGCCGTACGCCTGTTCGAGCTGCGCCGCGTTCACAAGCAGCCCTTTCTTTTCCGCCAGCGTCAGCATCTTGATTTCGCGATCGACGCGCTCGGTCATCGCGCGCTCGGCGACCAGATCGATACCCGACTCGCTCGCGCGGCCCGCCGCGATCTCGCGCAGGTGCCGGACGTAGGCAATCCGGATCTGGTCGATCGTGGCCGAGCGATAGTCGAGTCCGACCTTGTCGACGAACCGCGAAACGGCCGACTGATCGAGGTCGAGATGCTCGGCGATTTGCTGTTGGGTTGGCATGAATATGACCCCCCTAGGTGATTCAACAGTAGAGAAAAAGCGCGGGTGCGCACCCCCGCGTGTTGGCTCCCTCGGAGGGTCCCCGGCGAACCGACGGCAGCCCGATCAAGCCGACCGCCGCAACCCCGGCAGCGCATCGCTCAAGACGCACGGGCTCATCGGCCCTCGCAGCGCACGCCCAGACCGTGAGCCGTGAGCCGTGAGAGAATCGCACGACACCAACCACTCGATACGGAGAGCCTATGGGACTGTTGGAAGACGTGATGAAGGCACTTGAGCGCGTGCCGGGATGGAAACGAATTGCCGCCGCCCCGAGCGAAATCGACGCACTCAAGAATCGAGTCGCTGCGCTTGAGGCAAAGATGGCACCCGGCGGACAAACCTGCCCGCTTTGTAACAACCCGACGCTGAAGGTCATATCATCCGGCCCCGATCCAACGTTCGGTGTTCTCGGAGGAAAGCTCGACACGCTCAAGTGCACATCTTGTGGGCATGAGGAGACGCGACAGCGGTAACGGCGCTCGCACCAACTCTTGAGAGAGCGTCTGCCACGGCTGCACCATCCACGTTGCCCCCCTCCATGCCGACGACAACGTGGATACCCTCATCTTGCCTCCTCACATGTACGATGCCTTTGATCCGGCGTAACGCCGAGGCCGCCGCCAATCCCGTTTGCGCCCGTGCCTCATTCTCGCGAAGTGCATCATCAATCAGATTTGCCGCATCGCCAGTCGCGCTGTTCGCATGCTCATTGATGAATCCACTAAACAGCGCGGCGACGTGCTCGCGCAAACCATCGTCAGGTAGTTCACTGCATGCCTGCACGCAAGCGTCACTGAGAATGCCAACGACTTGTTTCTGTATGTCCGTTGCGGAATACGACCGGCTCGTCAGTCCCCCCTTGCCGGATCCGTCCGCCCAGAAAGCCCAGATGAGATCACCTGATCTGTCGCGCACTTCAACTCGCATATCGATTCTCCAATGCAAATAGCTGACTTTTTTAAGTAACCGCAGACATAGCCGCGAGATCGGCGACCCCGCGCTCGGCCGCTCGATCCAGCGCCCACACGATACGGTCCATCGCGTCGTCTAACAGGAAGCCGCGCGCGGTAATGCGCCCAACGCTTCGATCCTCATCCCACGCGGACCAGACCTCGCCCGGCCCGCCATTCGCCGACTCGCTTCGCATTTCAGCGCCCCAATGCAAAAAGCCCCGAGGGCTTTCGCACTCAGGGCTTTGGAATTCATTTCGTAGGGACGAGCGCCCCCACACGACCTAACGGGCTCCACTGTTTGTTCTTATGTCCCGAGAGGTTTGCACGACTAACGCGCGATGCCAGCGATCATCCAGTGACGCAGTAAAGGATGACCGAAGTTTACGGCATTCACTCTTGAAATGGAAGACCGTTCATCCTCGCAATTGCCGACGCATTGTGTCGAACGTCGAACCCTTCACGTTATCGAGGAGCGCGAGCATGTCATGAAAGCGTCGCGACCAGTGACGCCGGTACTCATCAAGCGGAATGCCGAGCGCGTGCGCGCGTGCTGCATCGTCGATCGGTCGACACCCCGACCCCGCGCAATCGGGGCAGATGTACCGCCCGCCTGTCCGCACGACGCCGCGACCTTCGCAGCGCATGCACTGATCGTTGACCCACTCATCGAGCAAGCGAAGCGCGAAACGCTCAACGATATCCACTTTCGCCCGCTCGACGGAATGCCCCGCACGTTGATCGCGACGCTCGTCGCGCTTCAGGCCGGTAAAACGCGAGCGCTTGAATCGCCCCGACGTTCGAATCATCTGAGCGAGCAGCAGCGTGGCGTGCCGGATCGATTCCCGCGTCACCTGCTGTCCGGCCTTGATGCGAAACAGCGAGCGACCGAGATCGTTCGCAAAGGCGAGCGCGCCCAAAGTAACTTTCGGATCGGCAATCGGGTCGGTGAACTGACCACGCACGCTCATCGCGATTCCCGCCCGCTCCATCAGATCCATCATCGCTTTCTCCTTAACGTCCTAACGTCCCAATGTCCCAAGGGAAAAGGCTTGCAGGGGCGCGCGCGCCCGCGACATGCGCCGCTCACGTCGCGCATGTCGCGCGCCCGCACCCGCACACGAAGCCGTGCTTTGGGACGCTGGGACACGGGACGTCCACGGCGCGCCAAAGCGGGCAACGCGGCGCGCCGCGAACAGCATCGCGGCGCGCCGAACGCGATCAAAGCGGGCTGTCGTCATCGCCTGCCGCGACCGCTTCGAGCGCCGCTTCCGGCTCCTGCTCCTCGCGCACGTAGTACCAGCCACGCGAGCCCGTCGACTCACGCTTGCGCACCCATCCGAGGGATTTCAGCGCCTTGCCGATACGGCGCTGTTCCGCGAGCGTCCATTTCGACGTGTCGAGCTTCAGGATGTCCGCGAGGATCGACTCCATCGTCGTGTGCGACACGTATTCCAGCGCCTTCGCGATCTTGTCCTCGTACACGTCGCCTTCGTACCGCTCGGCCTGCTCGACCTCGAACAGCGGGCGCTCCTGCTCTGTCACGTGCCACACGACGCCCGCGCGGTACAGGAGGACGGCCTCGGCCCACAACTGATCACGCACGCGCGCGATGCCGTCGATATCGATCAAGCCGCCCACGCGCAACGGCCAGTAGCGCCGGTTGCCCGACTCGTCCTTGAGGTACGTATCGAAGTTGACGGAGCCCGCGAAAACGCACTGACGCGGCACGTCGGTCGCGCGCTTGCCGTAGAAGTTCCGGAACCGGTCGACGGCCGTCGCGAAGAAGCTCTTGACCGCCGACGAGTCCGCTTTGTTCAACGAATCCAGCTCGGCCAGCTCGATCACCCACTTGCCCGCCATCACCGCGTAGGTGTCCTTGTTGCCGATCTGGATCGGCGTATCGGTGAACCATTGGCCGCCCGCCAACACCTTCAGCGCCGTCGACTTACGCGCGCCCTGCTTGCCTTCGAGGATCAGCACGTTATCGACCTTGCAGCCCGGCTGCATCACGCGCGCGACGGCCGCGATCATCCATTTCATGAAGGCCAACTGCACATACTCGCTGTCGGTCACGCGCAGATACGTCGACGGCATCGAGCGCACGCGCGGCACGCCATCCCATTCCAGCCCCTCCAGGTACTCACGCACGTCGTGAAAGTGCGTCGCGTCCGCGACTAGCAGCACCGCGTTCATCACGATATCGGTGCGCACCGAAATGCCGTACCGCTGCGACAACCAGAGCACGCAGCGCTGATCGTCCATGTCCGTCCATTCGCCGATGGTGCCCTGCGGGAACGGCGGGGCCTTGCGCTTCATCACGCGCCCGCCGAAATCGTCCTGCTCGATCACGCCCCGCCACGCCTTGTGATTCGAGAGGATCAGGTGGACATTGCCGAGCGTCGGCAGCAGCGTGCCCTTGTCCGACCGCGCGAGATCCTGCTCCCACGTGTGTGCGCCGTTCTCAGCTTCGCGTCCGTCCCATTCCGCCTGTCCTGCGGCAGCGGACGTCGCGGCCGGCGTCGGCCGCTCGACATCGACGGCAGCGGGGCGAACGTCATCGTTTGCTGGCGCGAGGATCGACAGGATCGCCGCTTGCACCTGCCGCGTGACAGCCTCCAACCCTTCCTCGACGTGCAGATCGTTGAAGTCGGTGAGCTTGCGCTCGGCGCGATCGGCGAACGTCGGATAGACGACGCTTACGCCGTCGACCTCAGCCGCCGCTTCGTATGCCCGTTTCAGGCCGGCGTTCTCGAAGCGCTTGCGCCGCTGCGGCAGGACGTCGTTGCCGTACGTCACCTCGACGTACGCCACGCCGTTGCCGTCGACGCAGCGGTGCGCGGCGACCATGTACCACGTCTTCTTCGCCTCGATCCGGATCGGCGCGGCATCGAACGGCAGCTCGCCCCGGAAGTCGAATTCCTCCGCGAGCCAGTCGCGCATCCGCTGCTCGATCTTCCAGTCGTCGTCCGCGCAGATCAGCACGTGCGCGTTCGGATGCGCGTCGCGCAGATGGCGGGCAGTCGACAGGATCCCGCCCGCATCGAAACAGACGCAAAGCGCGAACGCCTCGGCCGTCGCCATGCGCACCGAGCGGCCGGTCGCATAGCCTTCGGCGATCATTACGAGCTGGTCGTCCGCCTTCACCTCGCCGAGCCGGCAGGCCGCGCCCTTCTTCTCCATGCCCTTGTTGAAGCGTTTCGCGCCTTCCGGCGTGATCTTTTGAAGCCCCACAAGCCGCGCTTCATCGTCATACTGATACATCGGCACGAAGATCGTGCCGTCCGAGTCGAACCGCACGCCTTCGGCCGTCACCTGCTTGCGTTCCAGATAGGCCGACGCGCCTTGTTCGCTCGCGCGCGCCCATTGGTCGCACGCGCGGTTCGCGGCCATGCGCGCCGCACGCGCCGCGCGTTCCGCTTCCGCCTGCTCGGCGGCCTCTTGGCGGCGACGCGTCTCCGCGAGCGCTTCCTCGCTCAGCGGCGCACCGTTCCACTGGAATCGCTCCGTGCCCGGATCGTCGCCGGAGAAGTGACCGAACGTGCCTGTATAGCCGATCACCGCGCCCTTGCTGACGACCTCGCGCAACTGATACCAGTACTTCTTGCGCGGGCCGTAGCGATGATGCTTGCCGTCCGCGACCGGATGGCCGGACGGCAGTTCCGGATGATCGGCGTTACGGAGCTGCTGGATGATTTGATCGAGCGTCGACATAGGGATATTCACCTCTTGAAAGCAATCCCTCGCGCGCGCGAATTCGAACGCACGGCGAGGGGAAAGAAATGGGAAAAAACAGATGCGATGCAGCGAACGCAAAGCAACTTGGCTCGCGTCGCTACAGCGTCTTGAGCAGCGCTTGCAACTGGCGAAGCTTGTCCGCCTCGCGGCCGTTCGCCGCCTGCTGTTCCTCGATCACGAGCGCGGCGGTTTCGATCTCGACGGCAATCTCGCGTATCGATTCCACGGTCGCGGTCAGGCGGTTTGCGATGCCCGACAGCAAATCGATCGGCGATGCGCTGCTGTCGCGCCTGTTCAGCGATTCGCTTACGGGCGCACGAACTTCCGGCTCCGCCTCGTCGACCGCATCGGCCTCGACGCCACACGTCGCGAGCCGGACGCGTCGAAATTCGCCGCGCGTGACCTCGCGAACGAGCCCGGCATCCTTCAACCGCGCGAGGCAGTTGTCCGCCGTTCGTGAATCGATTTGCGCCTTGGTCGTGGCTTTCACCTGCGCCACGATCTGCTTGGTCGTCCACGATTCTTGAATCGGCACGAACTCGAAAACCTTCTGCGCGACAGACGGCATGCCGCGCAGAATGGATTGCTGACGGCCGGGGTTCATGCCCGCCCTCGCCGCTTTGAGCCCATCGAAATACCCTTTTGCATAAACTCTCCTGTATGCGTTGTGATCCTTTTCCACCGTTGCCCCCCGTCCATCACCGCGCGTCCGATACGTACATGCCGGCCAGCTCGGCCATGCGACGATCGTGCGCCAACTGGTGCGAGTAGTTCCGCCAACGCGCCCGGCCAGCGATGTAGAGCTGTTGCCCGGACGGCGAGAGCCGGTAGCGGGATGCTCGGCGACGCAAGCCGCCGCTCGTGCTGTTCGTATTCACTTCGAGTCTCCAGTGCTAACTGACGGAGCGAACCTCATCTGCTTTGCAAAGTCGCTTTTCTGGTCAGTCTCGATAGGCGCAGCAGCGGCGGCGAAGCGCCTCGCGCCCCAAAGCCTTGATGCGGATAAGAAGTGCCTCGACGGCCTCGACGATCTCGGAACGCGGGTGCCGGTCTACAAGCCCGATCACCGCGACCCGAGCTTCGCTACCGCTCATCGTTCCGCGAAAACACGCGTCGCAGATTTCGACAAGCGTAAGATCGGCGCGAGGGCCTGCATGCCGAGTGGAAATGACAACGGCCGACGCGAGCTCGCACCTCGGACATTCCATCCGCAGCGCCTCCAAGCCCCAGATGCAGATTCGGGTGAATAGCGCGGACAGAATCTCAATCGCGGTATCGCGATCAGCCATTTCAAGTAGGCGGCTCGCGGCGCGCACTTCGGCGTCGCCGTACCAGCTCTTCCAGTATCCTTCTGCCCGATACGCAAACCCTTGTTTCAAACCTTCGCTGGAGCCCTTCATCATGTCCTCGAATATTGAGAAATTTGATCTACTCGTTGCAGAACTGCTTGCGACCCTGTACGAGCGTTTCCCTGTGGCAGCAGGAATAACGGCGAGCGACTACGGCATCAATGCAGAAAACATATTTCGCAGCGACGACACCATCGACCAAGACATCGCGGCCGCCCTCGAATTCTTCTGCAATACCGTTCGATGGCTGAAACGGGCCGGATACATCGATTACGACAGGGAGCTCGATTCGGGGACTTTCAGCGAATTGGTGCTGACCGCAAAAGCGCTTGAAATTCTCAAGGCCACTCCGTCGTCCCTTACAGGCAAGCAAACGCTTGGCTCGTATCTTGTCGATAGCGCGAGGAACGGCGCGACCGAAGCGCTGAAGCAAGGCGTCACTACCGCCTTGTCGGCGGGCGTATCGCTCGCGTGGGCTGCCGTTAAGACGCAAATTGGCCATTCCTGATCTCCTGTCACTTGCCACGCAGGCGTCGCCACTCGGTCGACATCAACTCGTCGAAGATCGCAAGATCCGACGCACTGAGACGGCCTGCGATCTGATTGCGGAACGTGTGGCGCTCGGCCTTCGTCGGCAGCGCCGCGCAGGACAACGCGGCGCGTTCGATGAACAGCGCGACGCGATCGGGAAAGGTGGAGATCAGGGAGACGAACAGCCGACCTGCCTGCTCGGGGGCGGTCTCGAACCGGTACGCGAGCGCAGCGACGCCGCATGCAATCTGGTTCGGGCGGTCGCAACACAATTGCACCTGCTCTCGCGCAACACGACAGCACCCCATATCGGGCATGAATCGCTGCATGTCAGCGACGCCGCCGCGCGGCAAGGTTTCGAGCGGCATGGATCAGCCGCTGGAACAGGCGCTGCCCCTTGCGGCCGGTCGCGATGATCTGCTCGGCTTCGTGATCGTCGATTCGCTGATCTTCGAGCGCGCGCGTCACGTCGTCCGCGACCTTCCCCACGTGCGCTTGCAAATGGAGCGTCGTGGCCACGAGGTGCATCGCGCCCGGCTCGTGGCCGTCGGCTGCGTGGTGATCGTCAACGCGCTCGGCGACAAGCCCGAAACGGGCGTTGAGCGCATGCAATGCGTCGAGCGCGTGCGCCTCGGCTTCGCTCTTCTCTTGCATCCACTCGATCAACAGCTCGAACATCTCCATCGAGAGGCGGCTATCGCCGACGCCGCGCAGGCGTAGGCGAAGCGACTCCGGCGTGATGCCCTTGCCTCGGCGGTTCGTCAGGTGATTGGCGGCGTCGGCTACGCCGCCGGGCGTGTTGCGGACGGACGTATAGAGCACGTCCAGCCATTCAGTGCTTGTGTAGCGGCAAGTCATTGGTAGGACCTTGGCGGGTTGAGGCGTTCATCCTGTTACGCGTCAATCCCGGTTGATAGGATTGGGAATCAACGTCAGGACAGGAAGAGATCAGGAAACTGCACCTTCACTGCAGCCGGAATACCTCTCTCCAGCCAGTTGCACACGCGCTGCGTGCCACCTTGGCTTTTCTCGTAGCCCAGCAGTTCCGCGACCCTCGCGGGGCCACCAAGGCGGGCAATCGTCACGCGGTCGGCGCGGATTCGGGCTGTCTTATCCATACCCGAAATTAAACACCATGTTTATATTTATTGCAAACGGTGCGTTTAACAACGCGGCGTTTACTTGGCCGACTATCTCCGTATGAGAAAAGTGCACGAAACCGTCGAGCGGCTGTACCACGCGGCCAAGGAATTGAAAGGCGCCGAAGGGCCGGCCAATGTGGCACGCCTGTTAAATGAATCCCCCCAGCTCATCAATAACTGGGAACGCCGAGGTATGTCTGCTGCGGGCATGATTCGAGCCGCCTCGCTGATTGGGTGCCGTGCGGATTGGCTCAAGAGCGGCGATGGCAGGATGGCCGATGGCGGTTCACTGAAAGAAACATTACAAGACAGTAATATCTCGGCCGGTCGCCATGACCAACGTCACACAAGGGCACCGGCCGCGAGCGATATACAAACGCGCGCAGAACGCCTGGCTTCGGCTATCACGGAAGCCGCCGCAAACGGGCTCGTCTCGTTTCAGTTGATCAAAGCACTGGAAGGAATGCTCGAAGCGGGCGTCACCGTACCTCCGGCGGTGTCATTCGCTAAACACTCTCGCGCCGTCACAAGAGCGGCCATAGAGTCCGGGGGAATCAGCAAGAATGAAGCGCCGAAACGGAGATCCACGAAGTAACGTAATCAACCTCGCCGAGTTCCGCTATAAACGAAACTCAAGATCCGCGCGCCCGGCGGGTGACGATCACGAATATGTCACCGATGTACGGTTTGCCGTCACCAAGAGCGGCAAGATTTCTACGGCCCCTCCTCGCCTTCACACCCACCATCTTCTTGCCGTCTTGTCATGGTGCCAAGACGTGGCCGCGCTCGCGCTCGACAGCTACCTCGATTCAGCCGGGCAGCCCACGGCATAAACAAAATGTTTGCACATTGATTAAACGTGTTGTTTAATTCCGGTGTCGCGTCATCCGACGCTCCACCGGAGAAAAGTCTTGAAGCCGATAGATCTGTACGCGGACGCCCGCCGGAAATGGCTCCGTGACGAGCAAGCCCCCCGCATTACACCTTCCGAACCCGCACGCCAAAGCAACTTGGAAAAGTCGCTGCTGTTCAAGTGCGTCTTTGCCGCCGCCGTCCTGATCATCGCTGCGAACGTGCTGGATAACGGCCCCGTCGCTGACACGCCCGCCACCTTCCACGCCAACGTCTGACGCTCACGCGCCGAGGACGGCTTGCGCACTCGGCGTAAAGGAGATGAAGCCATGCACAGAATCAACGCTGCACAGCACGCGGGCATCCCGCGCCGGGACACGCTGTCGCCCCGGACCGTCGCCCGTTACGAACGCGATCGCCAGCTTCCAACGTCGCCCATCCTCATCGGCAAGCATGTCGTCATGCGCCGCCCGCTCGTAGACGGCGTCTACATCGAGTACCTCATCATGGACGGCAACACCATTGCCGCAAAGCAGATCTCAATTCCGGACGAAGCCACGTGCGCGAACGCGATCAAGCGCCTTCACGCCGCGACACGCACCGAGCCGGAAAAGCACAGCCGCCCGAATAAGCCGCGCGCGTTCAGAATCAAGGGGGCATCGTGATCGACAACGCCCTCCCGAATGCCGCTCCGCGCCGTCTCAATCCGTACGTCGACCTCACACCCGCTCAACGGGCCGACTTGACAGCCCGAATCCTGACCGTGTTCAGGCACGCCACGCGCGCGATGACGTCCGACGAGGTCTGCACGACCCACTTCGCCGACATGCCGGGCGCGGCTGCGCAATGCATCGACAAGCTCGCGCGGGGCGGATGGCTGCGCCGCCAACCGCGCCCGCACGACCTTCGCTTCATTTACTGGCTGACGGGATCGGACGCAGCCCCGCCGCTGTCGGTCCCCTGCAAGCAGGCAGACGGCACCTATTCGAGCGATGCCGGCGGCGCACTCGAGCCTCGACATGCGCCGCGATCGGCCGTGCCCGCCGGATCCGCGCACATGCGCCCCGAACTCCACACGATCGTCACGCGAGACGCGGAACGTCACGTCGCCGTCTCGTTCCCGCATCTCCGCTCGCTTGAGATTACCGTCGACTCGCTGCTTGGGTCGGATACCCGCACGTTGAGATTCCTGCGCCTGTTCCGCCAGAGCATCGACCTCGAAGTGTCGCGACTCGAACTGATGATCCGGAACCGGAGGAACGCGTGAAGCGCATTACGACCTACAAGCATCCGACGTCGTATAACGAGATCGTCGCTCACGCGAATGCCGTTCACGCACGTCGCCTCGCTCAACTGAAGAAGGCCGAGAAGCACATCCGCGCCATCGAGCACGACCTTACGTTGGTCGCTGAAAGCGGCGTTTACATCGACGTCGACGAGCATTCGATGCGCCTCGAAGATTGCCGCGCCGGTGACGAATACCGCTACAGCGGTCGGGCAAAATGGGCCCTCCGCATTTACGCGGGAATTTTCAGCGAGACGGGCGATCGTGCGGTTCGTGCATTTCTCGCGCTCGGGTGGATTGTCGAGCGCATCGATATCGCTCCGAATCGCGCGAATCTCCTGCTTCGGCGGCCGAAGACGCAGTCTCGCCTGATCCTCGACTGCTCAATGGAACTCGCACAACGCCTCCAACCGCAGGAGGCCGAGTAATGGGCGCGCGCACCCAATCGCTCGCACTCGTCGAGCCGATCGTCACCGGCAACACAAAGGCCGCTGCTGCTGCGGCAGGCGCGACGTCGGCGGACCTCTGGATGGTGCCGTACGAACGGCTCCACTACGATCCGCGCGACAACATACGCCCCGTCGATCAACAGTGGGTATCGCACCTCACCGCGCTGATGATCGCGAACGGCTACGACAAGAGTCAGCCGCTCCATTGCTACGTCCGGAAAGTCGACGGGAAGGATCTCATCTACGTCTACAAGGGACAACACCGCTACCTCTCCGCCGGCAACGCAATCCGCGCGGGAAAGAACCTCGGCAAGATCCCCGTCGTCGTGCGCGATGCGAAGACGGTTGAACGTGCCGAGATGGTGATCGACGGCTACCTTAGCAACGAAAGCAAGCGCGCGTCTCCGCTCGACCTCGCGACGGCCGTCGCGGAACTGCGTGACGTACACGGCTTCGATACGAAGACGATCTGCGCGCGCCTGAACATTACCGATCAAACCATTCGCGACGTCGGACTGCTTGAGAACGCGCCGGCGGAAATTCACCAGTTCGTCCGTGACGGCTCCATCTCCGGCACGCTCGTGATCGAGCAGATACGGCGGCACGGGGCCGAAAAGGCGCTGGAGCGAATCGTCGCCGGCCTGTCGAAAGCGAAAGACGCAGGCAAGACGAAGGTCACGAAGAAGCATCTCCGCGCGGCGCCGCCGAAGAGCATCGCGGCGGCGACTGCCGCCGCCGAGCCGCAACGGAAGATCGGCGAACATCACGCAAAGCAACTTTTGCAAGCGATGCAGAGCGTGTTGCACGATCCGGGCTTCGGCAAGTTGTCGCCGGGCACGATCGCAGGCGTACATCGCGCGTTGACAGGCCTCGAAGACCTGCTCGATGCCGTGCCGACACGTCGCCCGAAGTATCCGATCGCCAAGGCAAACGAGCACGGCGTGTATAAACCATCGGAAATCCTGTCCGCGCCCATCTCGAAGCGCACCGGGCGCGCACCCGTCGAAATTCGGCTCGCACAGATCGCCCAGGGCGATTGGGAATTCGGTTTCTCCTACGCCTTCAACGGCGCGGGCGGATCGTCGCCATGCAAGCGCGTCGACGGCGAATCGCCCGGCCGATACAGGACGCGTGTCGAAGCGATCCGGGCGGCGGTTCAGGTGCTCACCCGCACCCTCGAAAGCACGAGCGCTTCGAAGGCGAAGGAAATGGCAGGTGTTCGGCGGTGGCTCGACAAGCTGTACACGATGCCCGACCCCGACTGGACGCCCGAAATGGCGCGGGAGGCTGCTCAATGATCCCGCGCCCGGCCCTTTCCACCCCACATCCGCTGCCGCGAAAGCGGGAACGCGCGGACAAGCGCCCGGCTATCACACTGGCGAGCGTCGACGGTAACGCTGTCTCGAAGCGTGTGCGCGGGCTCGCGCCCGCAAAGGCAATCCAGAGAAACGAAGCCCCTGCGGATGCCCGCAGGGGCATGCAGGCACGCCTCGACGCGCTTTGCATCGAGATCCGCGCCCTTGTGAGCGACGTCTCGCACGCGGCCGACATCGTGCTGCTCGACCTGATGGCCGACGACACCGGCAGCTACGCGCGGCACAAAGCGGCACAGGACGCTCGCACGTGGGCCGCAGCCGCCGGCGTCACGCTCGAAACGGGTTTGATGCAGCTCGGCCGGGCGATACCACGCGATCAGAATTGAGGATGACCATGAACGACAAACAGAACACCGCACCGAACTGGTTGCAGGAAGGCGATCTGCTCTATCGCCTCACGATCGACACCCACCGGCAAAACCATGACGAGATCTATGTCACGCTGGCTGAAGGATCGCGTGACATACGGGCACGAGCGGCGCGGGCGGCCGAGCTTCGCGAAGCTCTGAAGGGGCGTGGACTCAATAGGCTGACCGATGGCACCTCGCCCGAAGCGCTCACGAAGCTCAGAAGGCTCATTGCCGCCGACGAATACGCGGTCTCGTTTCAGACGATGCAGCAGTATCGATCCGCGCTGCTACGGGAAATTGACAACGCGAGTCCCGTTCGCTCGTCACCGACCGTGATGACTCAAGAACAGCACGCGGCGATCGAGTTTGCGCTTGGCACATGCGCCGGACATCCGGCTGGTGAGCAGCATGTCGCTGCATTGGAGTCGCTACTCAGAATCGACAACAGCCAGCGCGTGGCAAACACGGAATCGATGGAGCGACCGCAATGAATGAACAAGCCAACTTTGAGATTTCGGCAATCAGCTACAAAGGACTGAGCGTCACGATCGCTTCGGGCGAGCCGGCAACGCTCGCCGTCGTCGACAAAGACGGGAATATTGTCGAAGCCGGACCAGAAGTCGCTCGCGCGGCGTGGGATGTCGCAATTCGTTCATACCGGAATTTTCTAATGGGAACGGGCCACCTGCGCGTTCTCTCGAAACCCTCTCCGGAATCGCGAAATTGATGGGCAGCGCCCTTGCGGCGCTGTTTTTCTATGCCGATCGCCATCCTAGTGGTTCGCGACCGGCTCGAATCGACCCCGCTCCGGTCCTCGGGGGCCGCACTGCGTAAGCGGCGGGTTACGAGGTTGAACAGCCGTCCCTCACACGGGCTCGCAGCTTATGCGTCGGCCGAAGAGGCGCGCGAGGGCTGCCGACGTTACCGCTATTGATGCTCGAGGAAAGCCCTGCTAGATCGAGCTCGACCGCCTTGTCATAAGGAGACAGCTTCAAAGCGGCCGGCGCTCAATTTTTAATTCGGATACTGATACGATCCTTCATGAAATTAGATCGATTTTTGATTTTCTCACCGCGCAAGGTATGTTTAATCAATGCCCTACGGATTCGTAATCTTCGAAAGTTTCCATAGTGCGCCCGTGCAGTGGGACGGTGGAAATCTATGCCCCTTCACGTCTGTCGAGTTAGGTGTATTGCACGTTGTACATTTGTAGATGCCCGATACTGGCACGACGTCCCCAGGCTTGAATGTATCCCCAATAGCTGCCATTTTTTTCTCCGTTGAGAAGTGGCTCCACTGCAGAAATAACAGGAATTTATACCATTGATTAATATTGGAAATATTGGCCAAGTTATTCTTGACCAAGATTTATGATAGGAAGAAATAATCGTTTTATGAGTAGCGTTTACCCTTATCCCGGTCCAGGTCTGACATCGATAAAGTGACCAGCACTGACTGATCGACCGTCCGCTGTCGGACTAGGGCAGTCGCTCAACTGTCCGATCGATGTCTAGGCGAACGTCGCTTCATGGCCGAATGTCGGCAGCCTGCCCCGCGTTCTCCCGGAAATCCGCATTGAAGAAAAAATGGCACCCACCGGTGCCATTTCAATAATTACAGATCTAGATACATTCGAACCGCGTACCTGATCGCCTCCATTTCTTCGTCCGTTGCGCGCTCGCCGTTGAACCTGAACTCCCGCGCCTTAAACGAGAGATTCACAATTTGATCCACAAGAGCGACGCCTGGCCGAGCAAGGCTCGCGATCGGGATCTCAGTTTCCCAACCTCGAACCGTTGACGTGATCGGCAGACCGACCACACGCCCCGTCAATTCGTTGATGTCCACGGGCGTGAGCACGACCACTGCCCGATACCCGTCTTGCTCGTTACCCTTACTCGGTCCGATATACAGCCGGATCACATCACCGGCTTCCGGCACTCCATTGAGCAT